AGTGTATCTAACAACTCTTTTACAGATTTAAATTCATCTTCGTTAATGTCTTTTCTTTGGCCAAGTTCTATAATCAAGGCCTCTCTTGTAGGTATATTTTTATACTTGTTTACAAAAATATCTATTTCTCTAAACAATAATCGTTCATTACGATTTGTAAAGTAATCTTCTTTACAGAAAGGTAATGCCTTTCTGGTAAAGGCTTCATTGAATATAAAATTACGTAGTACAGTAATCTCTATTCGTTCATTACTTAAATTCAACTTTTCCATCTGTCAATTGTTTTTCTAATAGTTCTATTAATAAATCACCTATGTAATCTATAAATTCTTGTGATGTTGTATCCTTCTCATAAGGATTCATTATAATATCATACTTAAATCTCATTGGCAACTTACCATCTGGCTTCTCATCTTTTGCAAAGCCTACATCGCCGTATTTAAATATAATACCTTTATATTTTTCTTCTGTTAGTTTAATGCAAGTAAAGTCATCACCTGTCTTTTGGACAAATACGTATCTACTCGGCTCCGTAGAGGAACTTTTTTTTAGTCGCTTCATCAATCTGTTTTAATATTTCCTTTGTAAAATATTTTTCAGGTTCATCATTAATAGATTTACCAAATACTTTTGTACCATCTGGCAATTCATATCTCGTTGATACTTTTTTGAAAATGCCTTCTTCTTCTGCAATCTCTAACAAACCGTAGTATCGATCTAAACCTGATTTGTATGTGAGTCTTACATCTATTTGAGCATTCTCTTTTGTTAACCTTGACTTATAGTTTTTACAGTGGATAATATTACCAATCACTTGATTGTCGCCATCTTTTACCAAGATAGATGATTGATGAGGCAGCGTATTTGAGACCGGAACCACCACCCATTTCTTTTTGTGGGTACATAGAACCTATGACATCATAGGTGTGGTTGGTCATTATCATTGGAACTTTTGCCCTGCCAAGTTTCAATGTTAAAACTCTAAATGTTGATTTGACAATTTGTGATCTTGTCATATCTCTTGTTTCTTTTCCTTCTGCTGTATCTTCCATTTCTTTAGTTGTAGATAACATACCTAAACTATCTAATACTAACATTAAAGGTTTTCTTTTATCTTCTGGCTGTTCTAAATATTTGTCTAATACTTTTATTGATTGATTTCTAAATTCTTGTACTGTAGCCACTGGCACAATAACCATTCGTGTAGCATCAACGCCACGAGATACAATCATCTCTTTTGAAATGGCACTTTCTGATTCGAAATAAATTACACCGGCTTCTTTGTCTTTATCTAAAAAGTTTTTACAAATACCTAAAGCAAAAAATGTTTTACCTGTAGCTGCTTCACCAGCAATTGCTGTGATTTTATTTCCTGCTAGGCCACCAAAGATACTGCCTGATAATAATGCGTTAAATGAATATGAACCTGTGTCTATAAAATTTGTTACATCAGCACTATCAACACCGTCTGATACTAATGTTGCATATTCGTTGCCTACATCTTTAATTATGTCTTTTAAAAAATTGCTCATATTCTAAATTCTCCTTTTCACTAGATATTAATATGTATTTGATATTATCATTATATAACATTTCCTTTAAATTGTCAAGTTCTTTTGGACTAAAGTGAGGAGATATTAAATAAGGTGGGTTGTTGAGTCTGTTGATTATTACTATTTGCATAATTTTTCATTGTATCTTTCTTTAATCTTATAGGTTTCAATTCAGTTTCTCTATTAAGGAACTTATAATCTAGTTTTACTACATCAAAATCAGCTTGAAGTTTATCTGCTATCTTATAAGGGTCAAATTCTGAGCAGCTATAAACGTCAAACTGCATAATGGCCGGGTCGGTTTCGTCCCAAACGTGTATGGCTATATGACTTGTTTCAATAACGGCCACACCTGTGATACCACGGTTACCTGGTGTAGGACAATATTTAACATAAGGTCCCATTAAAACTTTCATATTGATAAAAGAAATAAACTCTTTCATCCACTCGGTAAGTTTTTGTTCGTCTTTAGGAGGATTTTTTACTTCAGCACGAATAATTAAGTGCTTGTGTATAAGTAAGTTATTTTTATCCATCTCTCTATTAGTTAAAATTTCTTCCACCATCACATCAAATATATAGTTTTATTTATACAAATACTTTCTCTAACGGATGATTTGTAGATTATTATTTTTGGTCCAGATTTCAAGTTCATTTCTTATTTTATTCTCCTTTTTTAATGTTTCATATCGTGTAATGGCTTTGTTTCTCCACCACTCTATGATATTGTTTAGTTCAAACCTATCGTAGGTTTCATCTTTAATTATTGTATTTGTTTTACCATTTACAATTTCTATAAAGTTCTTAATACCATAGTGGCTTATATAATATCTTTTCTGTTCTGTCAAGTCTTTTGCGTTGTTGATAACTTTATTAAAATCTTCTAATTCGTTTTTATAATCTTTTAAAGAACGTTTAATTAAACCTATAATTGCATTGGTTAATTTTAATTTTTTACTTGACGCATCTTCTTTTACTAGATCGCCTACTATATTCTCAACATAGTCTTTTAATTTTTCAAAAGGTAATCCGTGTAACATAGGTATAAAATCACTATCAGTTAGGCCTTTATATCTTACAAAAGGTTTCATACCATCATATTGACTTGATGATTTACTGTTACCATACAAACTTGTAGTTTCAAATAAACATAAATTCATATTGTATTTTTTATTCATAAGTTCTCTTACATAATGACTACAACAAATGGCCGCTAATAACTTACCACCTAGATAATTGTAACCAAAAGGTTGAGATGGTACTATAACAAATCCCATAATTGCCGTTTTGTTAAAATGACTTAAATCAGGTACATTACCTAATAGTTCATTTCTAGGTTTCATATTAATAACTGGCGAACTTAATCTAATAAACCCTACCCATTTATTTGTGGATGTTTCTTTTATTGCCAATTTTAAATTTTTACCAGGAATACTTACCATATTACTGTGGCTTGAAATCATATTAATACAGGTGTCCCAAGTTATATTATCAATTTCTAATACTTCTAGTTTCATATCTTTAGGCGACATTGTAAAATCAGAAAACAAATCATCTTCTAAACTCATACCAGGAAGGCCAGCAGGAATACTTTGTATAGAGGCAATCTTTTGATCTCTCATATATTCATCTATACGAGAAAAATTACCAAAATAATCTTTAAATATTTTAGCACAATGTAGTGCTTGTTCTTTTGTTAATGTTTTCATACTTGATTACCCCAACTGGACCAATTATCTTTTTTATTACGAGCAAACAATTCTATATAAGGTCCTTCTAGTAATTTTTCAATACGTTCATAAACTTCATCAGGTTTTTTTGAATGTTCTCTTAATTTAGAAACCACAAGTTGATCTACGCCATTGTTTATTCTTTTTGGTTTACCTTTAGTTGCTAATAAACACATTTCAGGATTGGCTCTTGTCCAATAACCCAAACCTTTAAAATATCCTGGACTTTTTTTATTGGTTTTCACCCAGGTAAATGCCACAGTTTTATATTTAAATCCCCAAGACTCAATAACTTCAAATGACATTTTTAAAAAAGGGTCTGTTACCCACATTAATAAAGTTGAATCATTTTCTGATATATCATTAACTGGTAATTTTTTAATATCTTCAATCTTCATACAATCATAATGTTGAGTAGCATTTCTTCCTTCACCTTTTTTGCTGTATGATTTAAAGTACCAAGGTGGGTCAGCGTAAATTACTTTATATTTTTTATTAGGAAATGGTATCATCTATCAAAATATCCTGTTTTTAATATATAATAATATGCTATATCGTAACATATAAAATTAATAAATTGCATTGGTACAGTAAAAATCATATCTAAAACATAATGTGGTATAATCACTAATGCTACCCATAAGCTAATAAGATAATGTAATCTTCTGTTTTCAGGTAATGTATAAAATAACCAATTTATCATACAAAAAATGATTCTAAGTTTGCTTTCTTTTCTTGTGACCAACCAATAGACTGTAATATAA